CGTGCCCTGGAAACCGATCGACGAGGACGACGAGTTCCCGACGCTCGGATACGACATCGCGGACTGGATGATGGCGTACCTGCTCATGCCTGACCGGGATCAGGACAGTGAGGAACACATCCCGTTTGTTCCCACGCAGGAGCAGATTGAGTTCCTCGCGAGGCTGTATGAGCTGGACCCAGACACGGGCCGTCGTATCAAGCAGCGCGCGGTGCTGTCGCGTCCGCGTGGGTGGGGCAAGAGCCCATTTCTCGCAGCGATCTGCTGTGTGGAGGCGCTCGGCCCCGTCCTGTGCGATGGGTGGGATGCTGAGGGTCAGCCTGTCGGGGTGCCGTGGTCGACGCGGCGTACACCAATCGTCCAGGTCACGGCCACAACCGATGACCAGACCGCAAACACCTGGGACCCGCTGCTCGAAATGCTGCGGGGGTCACCCGCCGAGGATGAGTACGGCATCGACCCTATGGATTCCTTCGTTGCCCTGAGGCGCGGCCGCATCGAAAAACGAACATCCTCGGCGACATCCGTCAAGGGTGCGAAGGCCGTCATGGCAGTCATGGATCAGACCGAAACATGGCTGCCGTCAAACGGTGGGCCGAAGTTGGCGAAGACATTGCGTGCGAACGCTGACAAGCTTCGGGGTCTCACGATTGAGACCCCGAATGCGTACACGGTCGGCGAGCGGTCGGTCGCGGAGACGACGGCGCGGTTCTACGAGCTGATCAAGGCGGGGAAAGTCAAGCCCGAAGCCGCTCGGGGCTTGTATTACGACCACCGTGAGGCTCCGCTGGACACCGACATCTCGGACCGCGAATCACTCCTGCAAGGCCTACGGATCGCCTACGGCGACTCGGCAGCAGACCCGCGCGGCTGCGCGATCCACGAGCCCGAGTGCGAACCCGGATGGGTGGATTTGGAGCGCATCGCCGATTCGTTCTGGCACCCGGATAACGATCCCGCGGAGATGTGCTCAAACTTCCTCAACCAACTCACCTCGGCGTCGGACGCATGGCTGACAATGCCCGAGCTGCGAGCCATAGAGGACCACACGAAGCAGATCAGCTCCACCGAGCCGATCACGCTCGGCTTCGACGGTTCAGAAGGCAGGAAGATCGGCATAGCAGATGCAACGGTCCTGATCGGATACTCGGTGACGCAACGTCACCTGTTCAAGGTCGGGATTTGGAGCCAGCCAGACGGCCCCGCAGGCGAAGGCTGGCAGCCCCCGCGCCTCGAAGTGGAACAGACAGTCCGTGAAGCCTTCGAACGCTTCAACGTCGTCGGTTTCTACGCTGACCCATCCGCAGGGTGGGCGCAGGACGTGAAGGCCTGGGAGGCGCGCTACTCGCGTCGCCTGCGAGCCAAGATCAGCGCGTCCGAGCCGATCCGCTATCCACAGCGCAATGTCTCTCAGACGTGTGAGAACTTCGCGCAGCTCCTCTCAGCGATCCACCAGAACCTCATCACCTACGACGGTGACCCGACGATGACCGCGCATCTGCTCAACGCCCGCAAGTCCCCGCGACAGGCAGGCTACGTCCTGGTCAAACCGGCGGATGACCAGGACTACTCCAAGATCGACGCGGCCTGGGGCGCGATGTTCGCGTATAAGGCTGGCCTCGACGCGGTTGGTAAGGGCGCGGCCAGGCCGAGGGCGCGCCGCGCGCCCAGACGACTCTACTAACACGCACTGGGGAAGGAGGCCCCACCTCATGACGAAAACGCCCGAGGAATGGCTCACCTACCTCACTGCAAAAATGGACAAGGAGCGTCCGCGAACGGATCTCCTGCGTTCATACACCAACGGGTCATCTCCCCTGCCGGAGATGGGCCCGAATCTCGCCAGGGCATGGCTGAAGTTCCAGCGTCGCGCGCGCACCAACCCGGGCAAGCTTGTCGTGTCCGCGCTCGCTGACCGTCTCATCCCTAACGGGGTGACGGTCGGAGCCAGCGAAGACAGTCCCGCCGCGCAGGCGGCCGCGCGCATCTGGCGCGACAACCGCCTCAAAGTGGTCTTCTCGGACGCGATCTGGGACGCCGCGACCCTGGGGCGCGGCTACCTCCTGGTCACCCAGGACGAAGACGGCCGCGCATGCGTGACGTATGAGCGCCCGGAGCACATGTATGTGGAGCCGGACCCGGTCCGGCCGTGGCGTGCGCTCGCGGCCGTGAAGGTCTGGCGAGACCAGGCGGCCGGCCTCGACCACCTCGTGATGTGGACGCCGGGCCTACGCTTGGCTTACACGCGGTCGGCCTACGACAAGTCGCGGCAGCTGATCTCTCGCATTGCGGGAGACTGGCGACTCGACCCCGGTGGCGTGCAGTCCTTCGAGGGCGCACCCCCGGTCATCGTCCTGGAGAACCGGTTCGGGATGGGTGAGTTCGAGCATGTGCTCGATCTCATCGACCGCATCAACTGGCAGACCTTGCAGCGATTGGTCATTATCTCGATGCAGGCTTTCCGTCAGCGAGCGCTGAAGTCTACTGAGGGGTCGGCGGGCCTGCCTGCTGAGGACGAGTCTGGGAACGCGATCGACTACCAGGCGATCTTCGAGCCATCGCCCGCAGCTCTCTGGGAGCTGCCCCCGGGGGTGGAAATCTGGGAGTCTTCCCAGACCCAGATCACGGAAATCCTGAACGCGACCAAGGACGACTGGAGAGAATTGGCAGCCGAGACGGCAACGCCGATCTCGATCATGCTCCCGGACTCCGCCAACCAATCGGCAGCGGGCGCTGAGCAGCCGCAGAAGGCACTACTCTCCAAGGCAGGTGACAGGATCGAGCGCTTCAAGCCCGCGCTCGCCTACCTCATCGTCAAGGCGCTAGCGGTCGAGGGATACACGCTGGACGAGACAGAAACCGTCGAGGTGCTGTTCGTGCCGCCTCACGCGGTGTCTCTCACGGAGAAGTACACGGCGGCCGTCCAGGCGCGCAATGCTGGCGAGGCACTGGAAACGATTCAGCGGAATATCCTCGGGTACTCGCCGGAACAGATAGCGCAGGACAAGCAGCGCCGGGCAGAAGAGCAGCTGGCGCTTGCGTTCTCTCTGCAGGACAGGCAAAACCAAGCGCCGACAACACCGACCCCATAGGGCGTCTGGTGATCTGGTGAGGAGGCTGACGTGGCTGACCTGGACACGCTCAACCGCCTTGCCGAGGCGTACGACAGCCAGGTCCACGCAATCCGCCAGCAAATCACGGCCTTCGGGCAGGCCTACTGGGACTCTCTCCCTCACTACAGGGCCAGTGCCGTCGAGGACATGATTGAGGCGGTCACCCCTAGGGTGGCAGCGGGCCAGCTCCGTATAGCGGATTTGACGCGCGCGTACCTCGCCCAGTGTGCCCGCGAACTCGGCTGGAACGCGGTCCTCCCACCCATCGACCAGGACGAGATACGCGGCGCTCGCGGCGTAGACCCGAGCATCGTCTACCGTCGTCCGGCCGTCGACGTATACACCGCGCTCGCGGCTGGCAAGCCTCTGCCGCAGGCTGCGGCTGAGGGGCGGCTGCGGCTCACGCAGTTGATCGGTGGGGACATGCAGCTCGCGAAGACGCATGCGTCCCGCCAGTCAATGCGCGGTTACCCGGAGGAGGGACAGTTCTATCGGCGTGTCCTGACGGGGCGAGAGAATTGCGCCTTGTGCGTCGTCGCCTCGACCCAGCGGTATTACCGTGGTGACCTGCTGCCGATTCACCCGGGATGCGACTGTGGGGTGCAGCCTCTTCCTCCGGGCCTGGCAGTCAATCAGGTGATCGACGAGGACTTGCTCGAACAAGTCCACCAAATCACGGCGGACCGCCTCGGTGTCTCTGACCGGGGTGGGCGCACTCCGGATTATCGGAAGCTCCTGACGGTCAGCGAACACGGCGAGTATGGGCCAACGCTGTCGTGGGCACAGCCCAAGGCCAAGCCAACGCCAAAGCCCAAGGCGGGTGGGGCTGAGCCGCCCAAGCCTCCCAAGCCCCCGAAGAAGACCACAGCACAACCGCCGGACGACTCCGATCGCTTAAAGCGCCTGATGAGCGTTCCTGCCGAAAAATGGCATAAGACGCTTCAGTACGAGGGTGGGGACGTGACGGGGATTCCCGGAGAATTCCTGTATCCGGGGCATGGGGACGGACGGGTGTTCATCCCGGCAGTTTCGGCCAGAAAACCGCCCAGTGAGCATGAGGTGCTCACGGCGCTGCGCCTCGCGGAAGAAGGAACAGACGTGCTGTTCCGTATAGATTCGCGCGAAGAAGGCGCGAAGAACCCAGACGCGGAAATGAATCAGCAGGTCTGGGAATTCAAAGCACCCACGGGGGAAGGCAAGAACACCATCGACTCGCAGATGAAGCGAGCGGGGAAACAGGCTGAACGCCTGGTCCTCGATCTGCGCCGTAGCAAACTCGACGATAAGGAATCGATCGGGGAGATTCGGCCGGGTATGCAAGGTCGTCATCTTACCCAAGTGATTGTCATAGATCACGCAGGAAATATTGTCCGCATTCCCTGAGCGTGGTACCCTAGTGGCGAGGACACTAGGCAGCCCCTTCGGGCAGCCGGGGTGTCCTCACTTCATATAGCTCAAAGTCACCGGCCATGGGCGCAACGCCCGGGTCGGTTTTTGATACCCCAACCAGTAGCCCCCAGCCGTAACGGTGTGGGGGCTTTCGTGTACCCGGAATGGGAGGAATCACCATGAAGAACCACCTGAAGCACCGTCCCTACCTTCGATTTGTCGACGGCGCATCCGCAGAAACGGGAGGGGACGCGCAGGCCGCGCAGGAAACCTCCGCAGCCGCTGAGGATACAGCCCAGCAGGTTGACTGGGAGGCCGAGGCGCGGAAGTGGAAGGAACTGTCCCGCAAGAATGAGTCTCGGATGAAGGAGAACGCCGAAAAGGCGCGCCTCTATGACGAGGCTCAGGAGCAGGGCAAGTCTGAGCTGCAGAAGGCTCTCGATAAGGCTGCACAGGCTGAGGCCCGCGCCGCCACGCTTGAATCCAAGGTGCTGAGGGCGCAGGTAGCCGCAGCCAAGGGGGTGGACGCGGACCTGCTATCAGGGTCCACGCAGGAGGAGCTGGAAGCGTCGGCGGATCGTCTGCTGGCGTGGCGAGGCGCGCAGGTGCCCAAGGGTGCTCCAGCGACGGATGCGGGGGTTCGTGGTGAGGAGATCAGGGCTGCTAAGCAGCTCACCAGGGATGACCTCAAGAAGATGTCTCCCTCAGAGATCATCAAGGCCCGTAAGGACGGGCAACTGAACAACATCATGGGCATCGCATAAGCGGGCCAAGAAAGGACAGAAAATGACTCTGCAGCACTTCATTCCGGAGCTGTGGTCGGCCAGTATCCTTGAGAACTTCCGTCGTGACACGGTGCTCGTCGGAATGGCGAACCGTGAATACGAGAAGGCCTTCACGGCGGGCTCGAAGATCCACATCCCCGGCATTGTGGATATCACGGTCAAGGACTACAAGACCGGCGCAGTCACTGGGACTGGTGGCGCTAAGGTGCCGCGCACGACCATCCCCGATGCCGTGGAGTCCACGGGCATCGAGATCACCATTGACCAGGAGAAGGCGTTTGACTTCCTGGTCGATGACATCGACGCCGCGCAGGCGAACCAGTCTCTCGACGAGTACACCAAGTCGGCGGCGGCAGCACTCGTTGAAGACGCGGAGACCTTCCTGACCGCGATGCTGGCATCAAAGGGCACGGCGGTGACGGGCATTACGAACCCGACGAACTGGGAGACAGCCTACGCCGCGATCCTGAAGCTGCGCGGCAAGCTCTCGGCCGAGAAGATCCCCGCAATGGACCGCGTGCTCCTGATCAACGCGGCCTTCGAGGAATTCCTCCTCTCTGACGGGTCGAAGCTCACCAGCTTCGACAAGTCGAACATGGTCGCTGGCCTCCGCGAGGCGACCATCGGTCGTCTCCTGGGCTTCGACGTGGTCACGAGCCCCTGGCTCGATAACACGAAGCCCATGGCGATCGCCTTCCACAAGCCGTCCGTGGCCTACGTGTCCCAGGTCGAGAAGACCGAGAGCATGCGTGCGGAACAGACCTTCGCGGATCGAATCCGCGGCCTGCACGTCTACGGCGGCGCAGTCCTGCGCCCCAAGGCAGTTCAGGTCTTCAAGGCCTCGTGATGAAGGTCAAGGGAGCAAACGGGATCGAGTTTGAGCTCGCGGACGAGGTCGCCACGGCAATGATCACGGCGGGCATCCTCGAGGAGGCCGTACCCGACAGTGAACCGCCTGAGCAGGAGCCCGCCAAGAAGTCCAAGAAGTAAAGGAAGTGCGAACATGAGCGCACCTCTCGTCGACATCGAGGACATCGAGGCGGCCCTCGGACGTACGCTCAGCGACGAGGAGAAGCCCCGCGCTCTCTTCGTCGCGGACAAACTCTCCGCAGCGTTCAGGCAGCGTGCGCGCCAGTCCTTCACGGTCGAGACGTATGTACACCGCTTGAAGGTTGACGGCGGGGGCCGGGTGTTCCCCACCCGGGCGCCTCTCGTGGAGGTGCTCGCCGTCTTCACTGACGAGGGGGCGCCCGTCGCGTACGAGAAGCGGCATGGGCACATCTTCGTGCGAGCGTGGTGCAGTGACTTCGTGGTCGTCACCTACACGGCGGGTCTCACCGAGGTCCCTGCGGCGGTGCGACTCCAACTCGCGGACAGCGTACGCCGTATCCTTCTCATCCCTGACGCCGCCGCCCAAGGGGCGACCCAGGTGACAGAGACGACGGGACCGTTCACGCAGTCCCGCCAGTACGCCACATGGGCGGTGGGCGGTCAGGCTCTCCTCTCCCCCGACGACCAGGCGCTCGCAGACGCTTATCGCCCGCGCAGGGCCGGGCACGTGTGGGTGATGGGAGGTGCCTGACGTGATGGAGGAGTGGAAGACTCCCGTTCAGGTCGAGGGGCGCGTTCGCCGTGACGAGGACGGTTACCTCGTCGAGGAGTCTGCGTCTCGCCTCATCGCGGGGTGCTTGATCGCCCCGGGGCAGTTCACGGTGCCGGGCTTGCTCGATCAGGCAGCCTCGCAGAGGGCCGACGAGACCGCGACGCTTTACCTGCCTCGGGGAGTGACTCTCAGCGTCGGAGACGTTATCCGCGTCCCGGCTGAGCATCCTCTCGGCGGGACATGGGCGGTGGAGGAACCGTCCTCGCCGTGGCCGCGCGGTACGGCCGTCGCACTCTCACGGAGGTAACAAGTGGCAGTCAAACTAGTCCGCAACAATTGGTCGATTGAGGCGCTCCTACAGTCCGAGGCGATCAGTCGCGCGATGGTCAGTGAAGCCGAAGCGGTGCGTGCGGCGGCAGCGGCGGCGGCCCCGAAACGGGACCGCGTGCTAGCGGAGTCGTACAAGGTGGAGGCCGTGATGGCGGAAGTGCCGACGCGCCGAAACGGCTCGTCACGCAGAGCTGCAGGCCGAGTCACCAATGATGCACCGTACGCAGTGCCCGTCGAGTTCGGCCACTTCACCAAGGATGGGCGCCGCGTCCCGGCCCAGCACACGCTCGGGAAACTCGCAGGCTCACGGAGCGCGAGAAAGGGCCGCACATGACGTACACGGATCCAGTCCAAGTACTCCGGGACGCGATCACCCGGGCGACGGGGATCAAGACGGTGCGAGTACTACAGGAGGGAAGCCTCCCGGACACCTGGCAGCTACCACTCGTCCACGTCTACGCGATCCAGAGCCAGGACCTCGATTACGAGAGAGTCTCCTCGATCGCCGTCGACGTGTACGCCAAGACCCCCACGGGTCACGGAGGCGTCGGCGCGGAGGCGCTCGCGGACCAGGTCGCGGATGTTTTGTCTGCTCGTCCTGTGGTGGGGGCTTCTGGCTGGGTTGACACGGTCGACGTGTCATCGCGGCTGGGCGTTCGCGCCGCGTATGGCGTCGTTGAGGTGGTGGGCCTCAGCGTTGATGCCACTCACAGGCCCACCGACTGACTGAAAGGAGAAGGGTGTGGCTACGACCACGATTGAGGCCCTGAAGAAGAGGTATAACAAGTCGAAGAACGTGCGGAAGGCGCTTAACGTTCTCGCGTTCGTCGCGCCGCTTACGGCGGCTGTCCCGGATGCCCTGACGGATGCTGGGGGCGCTTTGAAGGAGATTCCGGCGGGGTGGACGCCACTTGGCATTTTCACCACCGATGGTGGTGAAATCGCGCCCGATGTGACCGTGGACGACGTCGACGGCCTCGGGTATGCCGAGCCGGTCCGCTCTGATCTCACAAAGGCAACAAAGACGATCAAGCTGAACGTCTTTGAGCTTTTCCGTAAGGAGATGCTCAGCCTGACGCACGGCGTCGACCTCTCGCAGGTCAAGGCGAACGCGACCACGGGCGAGACCGTCTTTGATGACCCGCTCCTCCCTGCGATCCCTGAGAAGCGCCTCCTGATCATCGCGGCCGACGGCCCGGCAGACGAGGAATGGCTCATGGGCTGGTGCTTCACCAGGGCCAAGCTCGTCTCCATGCCGACGATCCCCCTGAAGGCGACGGACCCCATCAAGGGGGACCTCGAGTTCAAGGCTTTCGCCGACGAGACCGCGGGCACGGCCTGTCGTAATTACTACGGCGGCTCGGCAGCGATCAAGCACCGGGACATCACGGGATTCGAGGCCGCATGAGCTGCGGGCACGGCTGGGGCTGTTCTCCCCCCAGCCGTGCCCGCCAACCTCCAGTGGAGAACACAGACACGAGAAGGCAATAGGCATGAACATGAAGACGAAGACATTCCAGAAGGAAATCACCACGGCAGACGGGGAAAAGCTCGTGCTCGAGCGCACCACCGACGACGCGGCAGACGCGGTGACCCTGCTTGCCCAGGGATGGGCAGAAAAGACGCTGGCGACGCTGCCCGAACCCCCCGCCAGCACTCAGCCCCGACCCAACAACTGAAAACCGTCGCAAAGGAGAACACAAAATGTCCGATAAGATCACGCCGACCCTGACTCTCGCGGCCTTGAACAAGCTGGACGGCGCAGCGGAGGCAACGCCGTTCACGTTCGGCCTCGCCGACAAGATCGTCACGTTCCCGGACCCGCTGGGACTCAGCCCCGCCGAGGGCGAGGCCCTCCTGGTGGATCTTTCCGGTGGCAAGCGAGCGACGGAGATCATCAGCAAGTGGCTGAGCGCAGAGGACGCCGCGCTCGTCATCAAGCGCCTGAACCTGCGTCAGATGCTCGTGCTAATCAAGCAGGCCAATGCCCACTATGAGGCCTCGCTCGGGTCCCTGGGGGAAGGTCGCGCCTCTACGACCGTTTAGGCCGGTACGAGAGGCAGATAGTTGCGGACTTAGCGGAGCAGGGCTGGGACACATACGCCCTGTTTCGCGCCCGCCGGTACCGGTTCCTGCTCACGCTCGTCGACGCGCTCCCGCCGACGAGTAGGACGGTCGCGGCAATGCTCAATGATCCAGAGGTCGCGCTAGAAACCGCTCGCGCGCTCGCCGAAGCCGAGGACGACGACTCGACGGAGGCGCAGCTGCGTTCCCAAACCCCCGAGGTGCGGGTCCTGCAGGACATTTTTGACCTGCTCGTCGCTGCCTTCGGGGGCAAGGAGACATACCCGCGGCCTGAGAGCCTCACCGAGATCGCACTCGACGAAGCGCGAACAGAAGTTCGAGACGCCAACGCGCGCCGGGCGCTCGCGGCTCTCATGCCGGGGTGGAGTCCGCAAGAAACCTGAATAACTACTACCTGTAGGAGGTCTGCGTGGCTGGCGTGTATCAGGCCGGAACGGTCTACGTCGATGTTGTGCCCTCGATGAAGGGCTTCTTTAAGAGCATCGAGAACGCGACGGCCTCGCAGATCCCGCAGGTGGCTGGCGATGCTGGCAAGAAGTACGCGGAGAAGTTCAAGGAACAGGTCTCTGCCTCGGGTAAGGACCTCGTTAACGCGATCGCTGACCCGCTGGGCAAGTCCACGGCGCGACTGCGCCAGGAGGCCGCCCGGGCCGGGGAGGCCCTGCAAGAAGCGCACGCCAAGGTCGAAAAGTCTGCCTCGGCGCTCGCGAAAGCCCGCGCTGAGGAGGAGACAGCTGCGACTGCGGTGGAGCGGGCCGAGCGCGCGCTCGCAGCCGCGCGGTCCAGCTCGTCTGCTGACTCGGCGGCTGTAGCTAGCGCGGAGGCCGCCCTGGCTTCGGCGCGCGAGGCGTCGGCTGCGGCGAACCGGAAGGCCGACCAGGCCTCGGCTGATCACGCGGACTCGCTCCGCAAGGAGAAGGTCGCGTCCGACAGCGCTCGCGTGGCGACCGAGGCCCTGGAACAGCGGGTTGCGAAGGCCCCCACGGGGTGGGAGCGCTTCAAGACGTCGATGAAAGAGTGGGTGCGCGAGGCCGATAACGTCGAGCGCGAGGCCCGAGAGGTGGACTCCTCTCTCGTCCGTGTCGGCTCGGGAGTCTCCTCGCTCGGGGGACTCGTGACCTCGGCGCTCGGCCCGCTCGCGCTCCTGGGCGCGGCCGTCGGCATCGGTGGTTTCGCGTCCGAAGCCATCGCTGCGTCCGACGCAACGAACAAGTTTGCGGACACGCTGCGGTTCGCGGGCATCGATGATTCCAAGATCAAGGAGCTTGGGGCCTCCGCTCAGGAGTACGCCGACCGCACGGTCTATGACCTTGCGGACATTCAGGGCATCACGAGTCAGCTCGCGGCCAACGGCGTGGACGGCTTCGACCGTCTTGCGGAGGCTCTCGGCAACGTCAACGCTGTGTCTGGTGGCACGGCCGACACGTACAAGAGTCTGGGCCTGGCCCTCGTCCAGGTCAACGGCGCTGGGAAGTTGCAGACCCAAGACTGGAATCAGGTGGCCAACGCCATTCCAGGTGCGTCTGGCAAGATCCAGCAGGCGCTCGCGGACATGGGTGCCTACACGGGGAATTTCCGTGAGGCATTGGCAGAGGGCAAGATCAGCGCCGAGGAGTTCAACCAGGCGATTTTGCAGCTTGGTTTTGATGACGTCGCGGTCGCAGCGGCCTCGGATGTGTCTCGCATCGAGAACGCGGCCGGGAACCTGCAGGCGACGATTGTCGGCGGCTTCAAGGACATGATCGACCTCGCGAAGCCGCAGCTCACGGAGTTCATGACGTGGCTCTCCGATACACTCGGCGCGGGCTTCGATTGGATCAAGACAACGGCGGTGCCGTCGATCCAGGGCATCTGGGATATCCTCGCCAACGGGAATTTCTCGGGGCCGATTTTCGGCCTCGAAGAGGATTCTGGTCTCGTCGACTTCCTGTTCAACCTGCGTGACGCTGGCCTGGCCGCCTGGGAGATGCTCAAGTCTGGGTGGGATGCGGCGACGAACCTCGCGTCTGCGTTCGCTCCGCTCGCCAAGAGCGTGTGGGACCTCGTGTCCTCGTTCGGCGGTGACGGCCCGTCGGTGATCCAGCAGACTGCGGACGCGCTCAAGAGTGTGTTCGACTGGGTTTCGGCGAACACGGACGTTGTCGCGCCGCTCATTGTGGCGGTGACCGCCGGCACGGCGGCGTTCAAGGGGATGAGCGCCGCGATGGGCGCGATCAACGCCGTGAAGGCTGCAGGCGGCCTCCTGCAGTTTGTCAAGGCCACGAACTTGGCAAAGGCTGCGCAGGCGGCTTTCAACGTCGTGATGAATTTGAACCCCATTGGGCTGATCGTCACTGCGATCGCCGCGCTCGTCGCGGGCCTCGTCTACTTCTTCACGCAGACCGAGACGGGACGCAAAGCGTGGGCGGCGATCACGGAGGCGTTCTACTCCTTCGTTGACTGGATTAGCTCGGTGTGGACGTCCACGATGGAGTCGATCTCCTCGTGGTGGACGGGCACCTGGGACGGAGTCTCAGGATTTTTCTCGACCTACGTCGTTCAGCCCATGCAAACAGCCTGGGAGGCGATCACTGCTGTCTGGGACGGCATCGTCACGGTGTTCAAGACAGCGTTCGCGATCATCGTAGGAATCGTCCTCCTCCCAATCAAGCTGTACATAGAGGCGTGGGCTGCGATCTTCACATGGGCGTACGAATACGCCATCAAGCCCGCGTGGGACGCGATCTGCCAGGCATTCATGTCGGCGTATGACGCCGTCATCAAGCCTGTGTTCGAGCAGATCGCCGCCACGTGGCAGTGGATCGCGGGGATCGCTACCGAGGTCTTCACGGGGATCGTGTCGTTCCTGCAGGGCGTGTGGGACGCGATCTCCGGCGCCGTGTCAGCGGCATGGAGCGGGATCGTCGCCGCCGTCACTTGGTACATCAACACGGTGTGGAGCGTCGTCTCATCGGTTTTCGCGACAGTCGCGGGTGTCGTCTCCACCGTCTGGAACGGGATCGCCTCGACGATCTCGGGCGTGTGGGAGTCCATCAAGACTGCCGCGAAGGCGGCAGTAGACTGGGTCTATAGCAGCGTTACCGGCGTGTTCACGTCGATGTCGTCGAGCGTGTCCTCGACCTTCGACGGGATGAAAACCGCAATCGAGACGGCCTGGAACAAGGTCAAGGGAGTCGCGGCCAAGCCGGTCAATTTCATCATTGACACGGTTTACACCAATGGCTTGAAGTCGTTGGTGGAGACGGTCGCCTCGAAGATCGGCCTGTCGCTGACGTTGCCGACGATCCCCCGTATCGCCGAGTACGCCGGAGGCGGCATCGTCCCCGGATACAGCCCGGGACACGACACGATCCCGGCGATGCTCTCCCCCGGCGAGGCAATCCTTGTCCCCGAGCTCGTCCGCCAGATCGGACCGAGCCGCATCATCGCCGCTAACTACGCCGCCTCGAAGCGCCGCCCCGGCGGCACACCCGGCAAGGCCCCTGCGGGCTTCTCAGGCGGGGGCATCGCCCATTTCGCGGGCGGCGGCATCGCGGGCTGGTTCGCCGACGCCGCGAAGGGCGTCGCGGACTTTTTCGCAGACCCCCTCGGCTCCGTCGCTCAGCTCATCACCGAGCCCGTGCGGGCACTGATGAAGGACATCGCCCCCGGAGTCATCGGCGAGCTCGGCGCCGGCGGCGTTGAAAAGCTCCTGAGCGGCGTAGGCGATTACTTCAAGAAGAAGACTGACGAGTCCTCCTCAGCCGGTCTCGTGGGCGCCGCAATGCGAGCAGTCCAGATGCAGGTCCCATACGTGTGGGGCGGCTCAGCAATCCCGCCGGGCCTCGACTGCTCCGGCCTCGTGTACTGGTCCGCCCAGCAGCTCGGCCTGGGGTGGCCTCGGCTCACCGCCGCAGGCTACCAGTCCGGCGCAACACCCGTGCCGTGGTCTCAGGCAGCGCCCGGTGACCTCCTCTTCTGGGGGTCGCCAGCTCATCACGTCGCGATCTACGCTGGCGGCGGCCAAATGGTCGAGGAGCCTAAACCTGGGTTGAGTGCTCGCAAGATCGGGATCTGGGGATCGCCGACCGTTGGCCGTTACGGTGGCGCCCGCAAGTACGACCGGGGAGGCTGGCTCCCCGAGGGTGTGACCGCGGCCGTCAATCAGACGGGTCAGCGGGAGGCGATCCTCACTGCCCGCCAGTGGGCCGACGTGTCCGCGCTCGCGGCTAGCGGCGCGGGTGCGGGGCTCTCCTTGGAGGGCGCGCAGGTGAACCTCGTCCTCGATGACGGCGCGCAGTTCCGCGCCCACGTCGAGGGCATCAGTGCGGGCGTCCTCGCTCGTAGGAAGCAGTTCGCGGGAAGGAGCAGGTAATGGGCCGGGAGAATCTTTGCCGCAATCCCTCATTCGCGTACGCGCTGCGGGACTGGATGAGAGCCGCCCCGGCCACAATCCGGATCGGCTCGGATCCCGCCCCGTGGGGCGGGCACGCTCGCCAGTCTCCCCAGTATCTGGTCATCGAAACGCCACCAGGTGTGCAGGGGCCGATCGCCACGCCAACGGCCATCGATATCGTTGGCGGGCAAACGATCGCGATCTCAGCGCTCGTGCGCACGAGCCCGGGCCTGGCGGTCGCCGTCACCCCTGAGTGGAACGTCGGCGGCCGCCGCCTCGTCGAGCAGGGGCCAGTGCTGCTGGCATCTAGCGAGGCCGGGACCCGCCCAACGTGGGCGTTCACCGCGCCTACTGGGGCCACCGCCGCCCGCTTGCGGTTCGAGGCTCGCACGATCTCAAACGCAGACCGGGGATCGATGCCCGGCCGTGTGGACGTCGATGACGTCATGATCGTCGCGGCAGCAACACCGCAGGAGGCTGTCGCCGACGCGGCAGCCTTCTTCGACGGGGATACACCTCAGCGGCGTATCGGGTACGGGCGCCGCGCGATCACGCACGAGTGGACCGGCGCTCGCGGTGCGTCGACCTCGCGCGAGGCGGAGGGAGAGCTGGACTTTTCCTCGGCGCCAGTCGCTGTCGTTGAGGGTGGTCAGGCGGCGCGGGTCCAGGTGGTGATCCCATCGGCGCTTGTCCCGGCGGGCACATCATGCCGGGTCGAGGGGCTGACTGACACTGGGTTCACGTGGGTCCCGCGTGGCGGGGTCTGGGACAGTGACGGGACCCAGAGGGTGATTGGGGACCAGCTCGCCCCGATCAACACTCAGATACGGTACAGGTTGACGTCATCTGCGGGCGTTGACGTCGAGAGCACTCCCGTGGTGCGTGAGTACAGGGGCTTGTCGCTGATGACCTCAGCGGCGGGGACGCTCCCCGTCAATCTGCTGTGGCAGGGTACGGACCAGAGGGACCTCAGGCCCCGGGTCACGGAGCACGAGGTACCGGGACGATCAACGCCACTGGTGGTGTACGCGCCCACCGTCGGCGCGGGGACAGTGTCGGTGACGGCGCGCACGAACCTGCGGGATACTCCCGCGATGAGGCTCCTCTTGGGAACGCCGACGCCCGTCGCCTTGTTTCACAATCCAGCGCATTGCGTGCAGTGCAGGCTGGGGACGTGCGACATCGATATGGTCACGGTCATGGCCGTGACGTCGGCGTCGATGGAGCGAGCGCCTCGACTTGACGTGGCCGAGCGCACCTGGACGATCAAGGGGTCAGTCGTTGGTCTGCCGCAGCCGCGCACTCCGCTCGCGCTGTCGACGTGGAATGACTTCGACGCCAGAGCGCTGACATGGGCTGCGCTCGACAGCCGCAGGTGGAGCTGGGACAAGTTCGATCGTACGATCTGGCAGGAGGACTCATGACGATGCCTGTCAGCCAGGCCGACGAGATCCCAGCAGATCTGCTCGCCTCTGCATACACGGTGGAGGCGACTGTGGAGTCCTGGCTGGGCTCGGAGTACCTGGGCCAGGTGCCCGTCGAGGACGGGTCCGTCTCCTGGGACGCGAGCCAGCAGGTCCAGGGATCGCTGTCCCTGACGGTGCCGCGTGTGGGCGCTGTGGAGGGGCAGGAATGGCGCGACTGGGATCCCACCGATCCGACCCATCCTCTCGCGTGCTTCGGACAGGTGCTGCACGTGAGCCTGACGATCGGCTCACTGATCAGCAGCGCGTGGTGGACAGTACCACTCGGCCGCTTCCTCATCACGTCGGTGGAGCCAGGCCCATCGACCGTGAGGGTCACAGGCAAGAGCCTCCTCCAACGACTGGAGGAGGACAGGCTCACCGAACCTATGGCGCCAGACCCGGCAGGCTCAATGGCGTCGGAGCTGCGACGCCTCGTCGGCTCCCGGATGGGCCTGATCATCGATCCGGCGCTGAGGGATTATCCGTGCCCGTCGATGGCATGGGGAGAGTCCAGGATCGACGCGGTCTACGAGATCGCGCGGTCCTGGCCTGCCGTCGTGCGCGAGGGCGGGGACGGCATCCTGTACGTCTCACCGCCTACGCCCGACCCGACCTCGCGGCCGGAGCTGCGGCTGTCGGACGGCGCTGAGGGCACAGTGGTCGGCGTAGCGGCCTCGGTGAGCCGCGACAAGATCTACAACCGCGTGGTCGCTCGCGGGCAGGAGAGCTCGGACGAGGGCGCGCCATCCTTCCAGGCGATCGCCGATCAGATGATCGGCCCCATGAGGGTCGACGGCCCCTACGGGGTCGTCCCACGGTTTTTCTCCTCGCCGCTCATTACGAGTGTCGCGCAGGCGAAAAGCACGGCTGAGGCGATGCTTGCCGACGCCGTCCGTAAGAAAGTAAAGGTGCCGGTCGAGCACGCCCCGGACCCGAGGATCCGTCTCGACGCGCACGTAGAGGTAGAAACGCGCCCGGTCGAGGGGACGCCGGGCCGCACCGTATGGGGTGTCGTATCCGCCTACGAGGTGCCTCTAACGTACAGGGGTACCCAGAAGACCGACGTGGAGGTGGTCCAGTGAGCCTCCGCGTGATGGATTTGGTATCCACGACGCCTGACGATCTACCCCCACGGTACGGGTCGGACCGGTCGGTCACTGCGATCGCTCGCGTGGTCCGGATCGTCGAGGGAGGCCGCTCCCTCGTCGTCAGTCTCTACGGTGGCCCGCCACTGCAGGTCTCAGCGACGGCTGGTGACTGGGCGGGTGCCGAGTCCGCGCACGTACTGATCGATCCCGACACAGGGCGACCAGTCCACGCCCTCGGGCCTGCACCCAAACCTGAGAGGCAGCTCCCAGAGTGGACAGCGCCTGCCCCGGAAAAGCCCAGTGCGAGGGAGGCGGTCCTCACACCCGAGTGGGTGGGCACCTGGGACGGCACAGCCTGGGCCAGGTACGGGGGTGGCGGGGCCTGGCAAGGCAAAAACCCGGCCGGGCAAACCCTTCGGGGCCTGGCCACCTTCGGGCGCCAGGCCGAAGCGCTCGGCCCCATCACCATCACCGCTGCGACCCTTACCCTCCGCCCCCACCCTACTGCAGCCCCCTGGTCCGCCCAGATCGCGCCAGCCACATACACCGACGCAGGCCCCGCGCTCGCGGGAGCGACGGTGAGTGCCCCGGTCCCGCTTGCTGCGGGGCGGGTGGACGTCGACATCGCGCGGATCGCGGGTCTTCTGGCGTCTCCTGGGGTGGGGCTTGCCCTGGTCGGGCAGGCCTACGGGGGCATCCGGGAGGGCGGGGACAGTCTCAGTATCCGACTCACCTACACCATGAAGTGAGGATTCACGATGAGTTATATCGATCAGCGGGGGCACCGTGTGCCCGCGCCCACTGACCCGGCGCAGCGCGCGGATCTGACGGCCTTGTCGCTTTCGATTCCGTCGATTCGGACGGTAGTGTCGGAGACGGCGGCTGCGCAGTACGTCGCCGCCTTGCAGGGGGCGGGGGTGCGGATCAGTGAGACGGACCCGGCGTTCGTTTATCGCCTGGATACCGGGAACATCCAGGCGTGGAACGGGCGTGAGTGGGCCGACGTCACGGGGAAGAATTACCCGTGGGAGACGCTGCCGATGTCTCCCGACTGGGGTGTGGGTGGCGGTCACACGCCGAGCATCTGTATGCGCGGTGGCGTGGTCTACCTCTCCGGCGCTGTGATTACCGCTGGCGGGGATCATGAGAACATACTCACAATCCCGTCAAAGTTTCGGCCGTCGCGTGAGCAGTTCATCGGCACAACGGTCACCGCGAATGGAGCTGACTTCGATTCGACGTACGCGGAGTTGCGGATCACGTCGTATGGCCAGCTCGCGATCAAAAATTACTCGACGATCCGCAGTGGACACGGGTGGATCATCCCGATCTCCGCGTCCTACGTCCCCTGGTGATCCACTAGGGGACCCGCAGTCAAGCCCTCGAGGACAACCCTCGAGGGCTTTCCAGTACCAGATGAAAGGAGCGACATGGGGCAATACACGCCCGCTCATTACTACGAGGGGAGGAACGAGGATCTCCGCCTCATCGTGATCCACACAATGGAGGCCCCCGAGACCACGCAGACGGCGGAGAACATCGCCGCCTACTTCGCCTCCGGCGCTGTCGTCGCGTCGGCGCACGCTTGCGTCGACCAGGACAGCGTCGTCGTGTGTCTGCCGCCGACAGCGACAGCATTCGCCGCGCCCGGCGCCAACGCGGACGGCTACCAGATCGAGCACGCGGGCTACGCGGGACAGGACACCGCAGGTTGGGCCGACGACGAGTCGCAGTCGATGCTGCGTCTCTCGGCTGCGCACGCACGCGAGATCGCGCTCGCGGCGGGGATCCCGCTCAAGCATCTGACGAATGCTGAACTCGCAGCAGGCGAGGCCGGATTCGTCGGGCATAACCAGGTGTCCGACGTATACAAGCGCTCGGACCACTGGGACCCGGGCACGAATTTCCCGTGGTCCCAGTACATGAGCCTCGTCAACGGCGAGGCCGAGACAGAAGAAGCAAACACCGTCCCCGAGGAGGACACAGTGAAGTTCGTTCGTTCGCGCCAGACTGGCACGATCTACTCAATCACACCGACCGATGTCGTCGCGATGACATCGGCGAAAGTGTGGGGCGATCTGGTCAAGGCCTACGGCCTGGCCAACTCATATGAGGTGTCGCTTGATGACGGCGACATCGCCGGGATCGCCGCTGACGCTGCCGCTCGTCGCGCGCGCCTGGTGGCTGAGGTCGCCGCGACCGTCGGGTCGATCGACCCGGCGAAGCTCGCCGAGTCTTTGGCTCCGGCGATTGTCCCGCCGCTCCTGTCGGCGCTCACGTCGGCGGGCGCGGGTGGTCTGACGCCGGAGCAGGTGCGTGTCGCGGCCGAGGAGGCCGTCCGCAGCGTGTTCGCCGACGCCGCGAAGGAGGGCTGACCGTGAACGGCCTTCTCCTCGGACTGCAGTCTGATCCGTTCATCACCACCGTGGTGATCGGCCTGATCTGGCCGATCATTCAGGCGGCGCTGGACCGACCGTGGTGGACGCGTGCCCGCCGCGTCGCTCTCCTCGCGATCGTCGCAGGCGCCGTAACCGTCGGAGTTTGGATCTCTGGATCCTACCCGGCCACCTGGCAGCTGCTGACCTCGCAGCTGACGGTTTTCCTCGGCACGGCCTGGTCTGTCTACCAGATCCTCGCCGCCGTGAAGATCAACGGCTGGTCTCTCCTCGATTGGGTCGGGGCCGCGACCCCCGGCGGTCAGTCTCTGGAGGAGCTGACCGGCGCCACGGTGCCCGTCGATGATTGATATCGTCGCCGACCCGCAGGTCGTGGCCGCGCTTGTCGCGGCGGTTGTCGCCGTCATTGGTGCTGCCGCCGCGACAGTCGTCGCGGGCCTGCGGTACGTCGGCCGACGGTTTGACGCGCGACTCGCGCACATCTCGGCGACAGCGTCGGAGGCGCGCGACGCAGCGCAGAGCGCCGATAAAGAAATCCGGAACAATCACGACACGAATGTCCGTGACGACCTTGACAAGGCTATTGACACCGTGTGGGTGGTTTCGGACCAGCTCGCCGCGCTCACGGCGCAGGTGAAGGAGCTGCGGGACCAAGGCAAAAACATGGTCGAGAAGCTCGAAACGCAGGAGGAAAGACTTGCGGACGTGCAGGCCCGTGTCGGCCGCATCGACGAGCGTGGAGCCAAGATCTCCGACGAGCTCCACGATGAGCGCACGTCGCGCGAGGCAGCGCAGCGGACAATCGACGAGCACGCGCACGACGCGCACGCTCGACTGCATGACCGCCTCGACAGACTGCAGGAGAAGGTGGAGAAATGGGAACAGATGTAACGGGGCGTGTGACGCGCCTGGATGGAGTGCCGGAGTCTTCGGCGTATCTGACGGCGACGCTCGTACTCCCGGACAGCGAGACGACCGCGATCCTGGCGGGTGGGCCTGTAGCCCGTGGCGCGGACATGACTGGCAGGATCTCCCTGCCCCTCGACATCAGGACTGAGACACGAGTGCTCCTGCGCCTAGCCGTGCCGGGGCGGACGCTGCGGGAAGCGACCGTCACCCTCAAACCAGGCCTCGTCTACTCGATCGAGAGCGTGTTCTCGGGTGGGGAGACCCCCGCGCCCTCACCGTCTCCGGCGCCGGGCGTGGAAATCTCCGGTGACGGGGACACCGCGACAATCCCCGGCGTCGTCTCCGGCGACGGGGACACTATCACGATCGGAGGATGAGTGATGGCAGAAAAGCCTGTCCTGTACACGAAGCAGGGCGCTGACAGGGCGATCGCGCGCGCGGTAGCTCCCCTTGCGACGAGGGCGGACCTCGAGGGGCTGGCCACCAAGGCCGAGGTCGCTAAGGCCGCGGCGGGCGGCAAGATTGACCTCGCCGAGTATGCCAAGCGCGCCGACCTGGCGGGCCTGGCCACCAAGACTGAGCTGGCTGGGTATGCGACGGCGAGCCAGGTCGCGGACCTGCCGACCCGCGCCGACCTGGCGGGCCTAGCCACCAAGGCCGATGTCGCCGGCGTCGCCCACGCGTCCGACCTGGCGGGCCTGGCCACCAAGACTGAGCTCGCCGGGTACGCCACCAAGGCCGACGTCGCGGGCGTCGCCCACGCGTCCGACCTGGCGGGCCTGGCCACCAAGGCTGAGCTCACCGAGGCGCTCAAGGGCGCGGGCATCACCGTCTGCTCGACAGAGGCAGAAGCGCAGGCCCTCCCAGACGGAACGATCTACTTCCTTGTCTCCGGGGCGTCCCCGGCACCGTCCCCAACTCCCGACCCTGCCCCCGCAGTTGGCCCGACGCTCGTCGCCAGCGCAGCCGGTCAGGTCGTCGGCCAGACCGTGACGATCAAGGTAGATGGAAAGGCCGGAGACAAGATCGTGATCGGCCTGAACGAAAAGGCCCAAGGAACGCCGGCGGACCTGACCGTGCCGCAGGGATGGGACCAGATTGTCGCCCCGTACTGGGTCGGTACGATGCGCGCAGTCGTCATTACTGGCCCGTGGGCGCCTACCGTCACGCTGACGATGAGCCAGAACGCGGAGATCGGCTGGGCAGCCGCCTCTATCCGAGGAGCCTCCACGATCGAGGCGGGCAGCGTCAAGAAACGCCAGGCCCCGCCGACCGAGACAACGACCTGCACGGCTCCCGCGCTCGCGGGCGAGGGTGTGGTGCTGGCGTTCGCGTTCGAGCGGACGAGTGCAGTTGAGTCCTCGGAGCAGGTGACTGTTTCTGCGGGGTGGGAAAAGCTGGCCTTCGCGGCTCAGGAAGGCCTCAACTACCAGACGGTGGCGTTGGCGCGCCGCACGGGCTCGCAGCCGACGGACCTCGTTGTCACGTATCCGAACCAGCAGGGTTCTAATGGCCTTGCGGTGCAGGTGATCGCGCATGCCTGATCTCGTCGTTTACGAGCGTCGGCGTGCAGGTGGTGATAGGCCGGGTGTCGTGCGAGTGCGTCGCCGCGCAGGTGGCGATGTGAGCCTATCGAGGCGTGCTCCGTCGACGCCGGTGATTCCTGCGGGCGAGGACGCGGTGACGGCGTTTCTGTCGCGGCGGCCGTTCTATATCAGTCATCGGATGGGGGGCGCGGAGTACCCGGAGTTCACGCAGGCTGGGCTGGATGCGTCGCTGCGTGCGGGATTCAAGGCGTTGGAGATCTCCGTTCGCCGCTGCGCGTCCGGTGAGTTCGTCGCGATCCATGACTGGAAGACGACGCGCACCGTGCCGGGAACGGACTACCAGATCTGGAATACGCCGTGGTCGACGCTGCGCACGCTCCGCCAGGCCTCGGGTGGCTTTATGCGCCTGACGGATATCGTCGATCAGGTGCCTGATGACATCGTGCTCGCGATCGACCACAAGACCACGTCCTCGGAAAACCAGCGCAATCCCGGGGACCTCGCCTCTGAGGAGGCGCTCCTGGAGTATCTGGACACGGCGTTCGGTGGTCATCCCGAGCGCCGCGTCCTGTGGAAGATCTTCGCGCGGGGAACGAGCGCGGCGCGCGCGAAGGCACGCGGGTACAGGACCATGGCCATGCTGTACCCAAGCGAGGTCGCAGCCTCGGACCTGTCCCAGTGGGATGTGATCGGGATGGAATGGAACGCAGGCGCGGACGTGTGGAATCGTCTCAACGCAGCGGGGCGTCCGACGATCGCGCACATCATCGTCAACGCCGCTCAGGCGCAGCAAGCCCTCGCGAAGGGCGCGACGGGGCTCATGGCCTCGTACCCGTCCCGCGTACACCCGTAGGCGTCGCCGACGTCAAGACGCGCACGTCGACGTCTGCGCCGACGTGCGCTACACCGGCCCCTGCTAGATCGACAGGGGGACCGGGACGCTTTCAGCCGCAGTCAACGCGCCAGGTACGCGGGCTACTAGGAGGAGGGAGTGTACCCCATGTTGAAATCATGTGACACGCAATACATCTAAAAGGGGACATTGGAGTTGACATGCCCCCGCGTGTTATATATATTTATATACATCAGGAAGCCGCGAGGGCAAGCCTGAAACCCGCTCGGAAGGAGCACAACAATGACCATTCAGACCGCTGCTGATCTCGCCGTCATCATCGAGGAGACGGGAGAGGAAGCCCGCTACGCGACTATCGCGGATGCTGTCGCTGCGTTGTCGCAGTTCCTGGACGCGACCGAGTACGACCTGGAGGCGATTGCTTCCGAGGCGTGCGACTGGTACCGCGCCTACGATCCCGAGCGGAACGTTGAATACTTGCACGAGCAGGGGTTCTACTTCACAGTCGCCGGGGATGATTTCTGGGCGATCGTCGCCAAGAACAAGCGTGAGGGCGAGGTGACCGAGGACTGAGGCACAGGAGAGGGGCGCCCCACATGGGGTGCCCCTCCTTCCTTGCTTCTCCTCCGAATCATGGACTACATCGGTCTTCATCTCGCCCGATTGAATGGGCGTACCCGTGAAAATCGCGGGTATCTCCTCTCCCTGTGGGCGAGGTATCTCGCTGAGCGGGACGCTGATCCCATCAGTGCGTCGCGTCAGGATGTCGAGGAGTGGATCGCCCGCCGCCGGGACGCGGGGATCAGCGGGCGCACGATCCGCAGCGATCTGTCTCACCTACGGGTCTGGTACAGGTGGCTCATGGAGGTGGGGGCGCGCGGTGATGACCCAACGGTCCTCATCCGCGCTCCGCGCGTGGGGATCACCGCCAGGCCGTGGCTGGGACGCGAGGACGCGGCCCGCCTCCTGGAAGCGTCCCTCACGTGGGAGGGCGGCGAGCTCGCCGCCCAGGTCCACCTCTGGCTCCTGAGTGGATTGCGGCCTGGTGAGCCACGGGGACTGCGCGTCACCGATCTTGGGACGCATGACCAGGCGGTAACCCTGGCAGTGTCCGCGACGAAAACCCCGGGGCGGGAGATAATCACCCTCCCGCCCTCCACGGCAGGCATTCTGGCTCGGCATGCCGAGGGACGCACGCTCGGGCCGCTACTCTGCAATCCGCGTACTGGTCGGGCATGGACTAAAGCGTGTGAGCGCATGCGCTTCCAGAGGCTCCTGCGCTCGGCAGGCGTGCCGATGTGCACGCCTTACGGGCTGCGCACGTCGATGATCACCCTAGCCCTGGCGGCCGGGGTGAGCGAGCGCGACGTATCGATCGCAGCCAGGCACACCTCCAGTGCGCAGACCGCGCACTACGATCGCCTGCGCACCCACGCGGAGCGCCCCGTCGCCCCGCAGCTAGAAGCATGGCTCCAGCAAAAAGAGGGAGTGTGATATATTCCAATAAAATAAAAGGAGGTAGAGCGTGTTTGAGTCGATCAACCTGTTCATCCGCAGGATCGGCCTGGGGCTGTCGCAGCGCGAGCTCGGGTCGCTGTTGACCCCGCCGACTACACAGATTGTGGTATCCCATTGGGAGACTGGGACCCATAGCCCCAGGGATCCGCTCAGCATCGACATGGCGCTGAGCGAGTACGAGGGCAGGTTTGTCTCGCTCGTTGATGAGCTGCTGTCCGTGGCAGAGGACGAGGATACCGGCTCCTCAAGTGTCGTGTACCCCATGTACGCGACGCAGGCCGAATACGATATCCACTGCCCGTACGCTCAGGCTATCCCATGCCTGAGCATGTACCGTCTGGCGGTCGCCCAGGCCGCCATGATAGTGCGTAACAAGGGCCAGGCAGCGCGGGTAGAGCTCATCGGTTAGGCGTGCGAAAATCGGGCATATTATTCCTGCTCGCCCTCGGTGGGAATAATATGCCCCGGAAAAACATGAGGCCCCCTCCCACCGGATTCCGGTGGGAGGGGGCCTTCCTTGCGTTATCAGAATTCCTCGATGCCTCCAGCGATCTGCGCGGGGTCAGACTAGCACGGCCGCGTCCATCCTCGCTGTCAGCGCTGCATCGCGCTCGCGGGTCGCGTGCTGATACCTAAGAGCGACGTCTACGTCGCTGTGCCCGCCTCGGTGGAGGAGCTCGGCAAGCGTGGCGCCCTGCTGAGCGAAGATCGTCAGCCCTGTATGGCGCAGATCATGAAACTTGAGCCACGGAATTCCTGCAGCGTCGCGAGCTTTCTCCCACGCCGCTCGCAGCGAGTTGGGGTGGATCGGCAGACCCCGGGTGTTCTCGGGGTGTAGGAGCCAGGATGTGGGCGCGGCGTCCACGTGCGCGTCAAGGTGCGCGCGCAGCGCGGGCACGAGCGAGGCGGGAATGACAATCTCACGCACGCCGGCCGTGCTTTTCGGCGGAGTCTCGACCGGGCCGACGCCAGTCAGATACTGCACCTGCCGCTCAATCCGCAGAGTAGGCGGCGCCGCCTCGAGGTCGAGGTCGCGGCGCTGCAGGCCGATCGCCTCGCCGAGGCGGGTCTGACACCACGCCGCGAGTAGCACGGCAACGCGCAGGTGAGGGGGCATGGCGTTCGCCGCGGCCTGAACCTCCTCGGGCGTCGCCACTTGGCGCCCACGCTCCCGCGTGGGCACATGCTTCTGTCCCTCCGGCACCTGGCAGGGCGTCGCCTCGAGATGCCCAGACTTGACCGCCGCGCTCATGCACGCGGAGAGAGTCATATAGACAGGGCGAGCGACGCCAGCGCCGCGCTCATCCCACACGCGCCTGTACCACTGGGCCACGTCATCGGCGGTAATCGACGCAAGCGGCCGCCCCCCGAAAGCCTCGACAAGCCGACGCATACGGTACGTGTGTGTCTGAATCGTTTTCGGCGTCCGCCCGAGACGCTCAAGCGACGAAAGCCACTGCGCAGACCACTCGCCAAACGTCAAGGTCGCCCGCTCAATCGCCCGCGCCTCGGCCCGCTCGCGCTCGCGGGCTTCCTTGGGACTGGTCCAGGTACCCTCGCTGATCTCGGCCTCGGTGCGGGCGAGGAAGGCACTGGCGTCACCCTTGCGGACGAAAGAGTGTCCGGCGGTGTATTTGCCACCGTCGGGTCCGGTGTAGCGGGCCTCATACCTGCCCGAGCGGTTCTTGCGGATCGACCCGAAAGCTCGGCGGCCGCTCATGTCTCCTCCTCGACGTCGAGTGGCGCAGCATCTTTTTCCACTGTCTGCGCCATACCTGCGCCACAGTCAATGATACATCCTGACGTGTCCTGATACATGCGCCCGGGGTGATGGGCGGACGAAAACCGTTGCGATCACAGTAAAAACCCCGGAATCTCAATGAGATTCCGGGGCGGGGGTGGAGATGGGGGGAATCGAACCCCCGTCCAGCAGCCGGCCCCGAATTCTTCTCCGAGCGCAGTCTACGGTTTTATTTCTCGGCCCCCAGCATT